GTATTGAATATCCTTCATACGCTCTAGCAACAAATACTTTAACAGATAAAATTGATTTCTTCTGGAGAATTCCAAAAGATAGACGAAAATACCTATAATACAATGTGTGCAATATTTTCAGCTAACAACCTAAGCAAATTTGAGATACTCTATCAAATAAATCAAGAAAGGGGTAATTTTGCCTCGAGTGTAATGTGTCTTGAAGGTACTAGTGATCAGTTAATTTTGAAGAAGGCTGGTACCCTTGATTTCAATAAGTATCCACTTGAAGCTACTAGTGATTATTATGTCGGACATGTTCAAGCTCCTACATCAATTAACAAAAAGTGGAAATATGATACATCTCATCCATTTGAATCAACATCTTGGGCCGTTATTCATAACGGTGTACTCACTAATAGTGATGCTTTAAAAGCTAAGCATGTTAGTCATAATACTAGTACAGTTGATACGTCAGTTATACCTGACTTACTGCAAAAATTTACTGAAGAGTGTGTAGGTGAATGCTTAGGTCATGAAATTATTAGACGTACACTAGAGTTACTTGAAGGTACATTTGCTCTGTGTATTATAGATACAGATAGTAATGATGTATATATTGCAAGACAAGGATCTATTTTACACTATAATGACCTCGGTGATTGTTCTACACTACCTGGTGAAGGTTATAAGGAACTTCCAGAAGGGGATATCATGATGTTAGTAGATCATAGTCGTTGGGTAAAAGTTAATCAATTCAAAACAAAATCACCATTCTTATTTATATAATATATGTCAATACAAAAAACATTCTACTTCTCTGCAACAAAGGGTTCAAAAAGTGATACTCTGTTATTTAAAAATACATCTAGTTACAATAAGTTCTTCTTTGCAGAAAATAATACAAAGCCTCTTCCTGTTGTATACAACAAAGCCATTGATATGGCAATTAAAGGTAAAAAGGATTATTTAGTTATATGCCATGATGATGTAATTATTGAATCTGATGTGCCATACAAACTACCAGATATTCTCCGAAGTGATTTTGATATTGTTGGTGTAGCAGGTACAACAGAGTGTAAGTTGCAAGAGCCTGCACTTTGGCATATCATGGGAGGTGGATTTGAAGGAGGCAAACTGCATGGAGCTGTAGCTCATGGAAATGCAGATCAAAAACATATGACGTCATTTGGACCATATCCAAAACGAGTAGTTTTGATTGATGGTGTCTTTATGGCTATTCATCGTAGAGTGTTTGAGCAAATTAGATTTGATGAAAGTAACCCAGCAGGCTACCACTATTATGATTTGGATTATAGTTTACAGTGTCATCAAGCTGGGTTTAAGGTTGGGGTATCTGATATTTTAATTACACATAATTCTCCTGGGTTAAGAGAATTTACTCCGGAGTTTCTAAAGGGTCAAGAATGGTTCTTGAGCAAATGGAGAGGTAAGCTATAATAACAACGTGAGTGATTTAAATACTGATTATTTTGAAAAAGTGCTTTGTTATAAAGCACTTTTTGATTCTACATATCTGACGACGATTGTAGATCATGTCAAACCTACGTATTTCAAAGATAAAAATATTGCTTCTGTATTCAATATTATATCTGAGTTTAGCGATAGACGTGGTAAGTTACCAACGCTCACAGAAGTAAAGACTTACCTGACTACAGAAGAGTTGCGTAACTCTTTTAAGCAATTAGTCAATTCGTTCTCTGATATTGATAAGAATATCGACAAGGAAGAGCTATATGAGAATACAGAGCGCTTTCTAAAAGAGAAAGCTGTGTATGTTACAATGCTTGAAATGGCCAGTGATCTTTCTAAGGGTAGTATCGATACAGCTAAGATGTTAGATAAGTTTGAAAAATCTTGTAACATTAATCTTGTTACTGATTTAGGATTTAATCTACATAGAGACATTGAGATTCTTATTGATGATTTGACTAATGTACAAAAGAGTATTCCAAGTACATGGGAATGGCTTGATACAGCTCTAAATGGTGGCTTCATGGAGAACGGACGAGCTCTTTATGTATTTGCAGGTGAGACTAACATTGGTAAATCTATCTTTCTAGGTAATATTGCTGCTAATATTGCGAACCAAGGTAAAAATGTTTTGCTTATAACTCTAGAAATGTCTGAGTTACTATATGCAAAGCGTATTTGCTCTAATGTAAGTAAGATACCTCTGAAAGATCTGAGTTTCAATACTCATGCTCTAAGACAAGCTGTTAGAGAACGAGAGTCTCAGGGCAAAGGTCAGTTATTTATTAAGGAATTTCCTCCAAGTACAATTACACCGAATCAACTCAAGGCATTCATCAAGAAAATTACAGATCAAGGAATTAAAATTGATACTGTAGTTGTTGACTATCTTAACTTGATACATTCGCCTATTGGTACTAACTCATACGAACGTGTAAAGAACGTTACTGAGCAAGTCAGAGCGATGAGCTATGTCTTTAACTGTCCATTTATTTCTGCTACTCAGTTGAATCGTTGTTTAGATATAGATACAGAGATTATAACAACAGAAGGTGTTAAAACTCTTGGTAATATTAAAGCAGGTGATCAAATTTCAGGTAAGGGTAGTTTTGTTACAGTTCGTTATGTATACCCGCGTGAAATTCAGAAGTGCTATAAAATAACAACGAAATCCGGTAAAGAAATTATTTGCAGTAGTAAACACCTCTTTCCAACAAAAAACGGGATACAGTCGATTAGTAGTGGTTTAAATATAGGTAATCAACTGATGGTTAAAAAATTGACTTAAACTGAGACGATAACATAAATATATTAATATGAATATTTATGAAACAAAGATATGGAAAAAATTTACACAAAAAACTCCCAATCAAGAACAACTATATCAGATTCAACAAATTATACATCAATTTAAGATAAAATCACATCAAATACGAATTATTGCAGAATTTTGTGAGGTAGATTTAAAAGGAAATTGGTTAGATGCATATTCTAAAGTTGTTCAGTATATACAAATATATGGTGGTAAACATACACTTGAACTATTTCAATTACGGTATGGTATCGAAGAGGGATTATTGAAGTATAAAAATAACAAATTTTTAAAAAGCAATACACGTGAATCATTTATACGAAGATATGGTTATTTAGAAGGATTAGATAGATATAATAGTTTTTGTTTGAAAAATAAAGGTAATAAGACTATTGACAGATTTATTAAAAAGTATGGTAAAGAAGAAGGTGTAATAAAATTTAATAATTTAAAACATAAAGAAAAAAATAAAGGTACTAAAGATTATTTTATATCTAAATACGGGGAAGGTGAAGGTTGTAAGATTTACGAGAAAAAAATTTCTGCGCTAAATTTCGGCGCTTCCACGCTAGGTTTTGTTTCTAAATATGGCGAGGTTGATGGATTAAAACGTATAAAGGAATCAAAAAATAATACGTCATTACTAAGCTATCAAAAACGATACGGTGTAGATAATGGTTTATATCGATATAATAAATTTATTGCTAAAAAACGTTTTAATAATACTCTCGAAAGTTATATATTACGTTATGGTGAATTAGAAGGAAAATCTAAATACGAAAACTGGTTGTCTACTAGTGCTTTAGGAGTATCATCTTACTCAAAAATATCACAGGAACTTTTTGATATGTTGGATAGTCAAAATCCGTATGTTTATTATGCAACTAAAAATAAAGAATTTGTAATGAATACAGATACAGGTGTATATTTTTTTGATTATGTTAATATTAAAACAAAAAAAATAATAGAATTTAATGGTGATATATTTCATGGTAACCCTACTATTTATAGTATCACAGATACTCCGCATCCATATAAAAAGAACAGGACCTGTGAAGAAATGTGGTATTATGATGAAATTAAAATTAAACAAGCAACTACAAAAAATTACGATGTGCTTGTAATATGGGAAAAAGATTATAGAATAGATAAAAATAATGAAATTAACAAATGTAAAGCATTCTTGGGAATATGACGAAATTGTTAGCATAGTTGATGTTGGTGAGACAGTAACTGTAGATATATCTGTATCTGATGATAATTTATTTTATGCAAATAATATACTAACACATAATAGTGGATTTGGCCACGATAACCCTGACTTAGCTACTATCTCAGAAAGTGTCGGCCTCGCAGCTACAGCTGACGTTATTGTGTCCATCTTCCAGAATGAAGAAGACAGAGAGCTCAATATTATTAGACTTGGTATGATGAAGAATCGATATGGCCCACGAGGACATACTCAACCTATGAGTATTGACTATACTACACTAACAATCACACAGACAGAAGATGTAGATTTTGATTCTGGTGATAGTTCATTCTCATCATTGGAATTCTTGAGTAAAGGTTGATTACTTAAGAACCCGTATAAATACACACGTGAAGATTGCTATATGGCAGATAATGATTTAGACGGTGCTTGCTTAGCTCTCGCACTAAGACATGTCTATAAAGACAAAATTATATTATTTCAATTTTAAAATGAATAATTGTTATGTAAATGTCATTGGTGGTGTGGGTAATCAGCTATTTCAAATAGCTGCTGGATACGCATACGCCAAAAAATATGGTAAAAAATTAATTGTAAATCCCAATAATTGGTTTGCTAGTCAAGGCACAGATCCTTTGGCATACGAATACACAATATTTAAAAATTTCGAATATGGAAATTACATCACCGAAGATGTCACAATAATACAAGAGAAAAGATTTAACTACGATGAATTGCCATATTATGATGGAGATGTATCATTAAATGGATACTTTCAATCTTTAAAATATTTCGAAGATGTTAAAGATGAATTTATATCTTTATTGGACTTGCCCAAAATCAACGACGATGTAAAAATTGAGGTGGGATTTCATATTAGGCGGGGTGATTATTTGAATCATCCAACCATACACTACGTGTGTCATACAGAATATTTTGAATATTTCTTTGAGAAATTTAAAAATAAAAACATTAAAATATTTACTGATGATCCAAATCATGTAATAAATGAGTTCGCCAAATATAAATTCGATATCTTAAAATCAAGTTTCGATATTAAAGAGCTTGCATGCATGGCAAAGTGTGATACATTAGTCGGCAGCAACTCCACTTTTTCTTGGTGGGCTGCTTTGATTGGCAATAAAACATCTTATTTCCCTTCCAAGTGGTTCGTGAATAATAGTGAAGCTACTGACATTTATCATGATAAAATTATAAAACACGATGTTTAATTAATAAAATATGAAAGTATTAGTAATATGCCCAACTTACGGTAGACTACCTTTATTAGGTAGAGTTTTAGCAAGTTTCTTAGATCAAGATCACACCGATAAAGAGTTGATTTTTATTAACGATGATAAAAATGTACAGTTAACATGTGATATTGAAAATGTTCATGTATTAAATCTAACAAAAAAAATAACATTAGGTAGTAAGCGTAATATAGGTGTTTCGTTTGGTCATTACGATTTATATATGCATTATGATGATGATGATATTTTTCTACCTAGTCGTATATCAAATCACGTAAAATTTCACATTAGTCACCCTGATGCATTTTTTTACTGGAACACAGCAGCATATTATGTAACGCAAGACAAGTTCTATGTTTCTGGTTGTTCGAGTAGCGCTGGTTCTCTCAAGCGAGAAGGTTGGGCTAGATGTGGTGGTTATGCTGATATAACAAAAGGTGAAGATGTAGACTTTTACAATAGAATTGATAATAAGTTTAATCAAAAAGATGAAAACAATATAGATTATGTGTACAACTGGGGAGGGATAAACTACCATGCTACGTATAGTACAGAGCATGATATGACTAATGAAGCTGTAAAATGTAATAAAGAATATAGTGTTGATTCATGTTACGAAATAATACCTAAGTGGTCAGAGTATTGTAAGTTTGTAGAATTAAGTACAATGTATAAAAATACACAAAAACCAATTAATATAATACATAAAGAATTGGGTGTTATTGATTATTTAAAATAGTGGTATAAATATGCATGTGAAGATTGCTATATGGACAGATAATGATTTAGATGGAGCATGCTCTGCTCTAGCACTTAGACACGTCTATAAAAATAAAGCTGAAGAAATCTATATTAGAGAGGTAAGTGATTACGAGTTAGTCGGTTATTTTAAAGCGTGGATTGACGCTAATTACGATCAATATGATTTAATTTTCATTACTGATTTATTTGTACCTGATAAGCTAATACCTCACGTGGATAAAAAGAAGGTTGTTGTTATTGATCATCATTCTTCTCATCTAGAAGTAAAAGATAGGTACAAGATAGCTTCTGTATGCATTAAGACATATCCATCGTGTGTTAAATTAATACAAGAACGTTTTAGTAAAGTTTTATCAAACATTAGTCTCGAATTACAGGCACTATTTGATATAGTAAACGACTACGATTCTTACCAACTAAATTTTAGCGAAACGCTAAAGTTAAATGCTGTGTATCATAACTTTAACAAACCTAAGGTTGATAAGTTTATTAGTAGATACGAAGAAGGATTTGTACCTTTCAACATACAAGAGCAAAATGCCATTAAGCTATACTTTAATAAGCTGAAAGATCAGCTTGAACGAGCGGAATATTACTCAGGCACACTCAAGGGTTATAAAGTAATTAGCTGTACTGCGGACTTCGGTATTAATGAAGTTGCTCATCAAGCTTTAAAGAAATTCAAAGCTGATATTGTATTTATAGTGATGTTAAACACACAAACCATTTCTATAAGAAAAAATAAAGATACTTGTGACATTAACTTAGCTAAGTTAGCAGAGTTATTGTGTGATGGTGGAGGTCATCAATATGCCGCTGGCGGCAAAATCACAGATAAATTTTTAAACTTTACAAAAACTCTCACATATGTACATTAACGTCTGCGTAAGCCCTGCACAAAGCATTATAGATAGAGAAAGTGAACATATCTTACTTTCATTTTGTTCATACTGCACTTTACTAAAAGGTAAAAAGTTATCCTTTCAAAATGTGTTTATATTAACATTAGAAGACGCAAAACTAAAAGAATTACTAAAAAGCCTTTCAGGAGTTGATTCTGATCAAGATATCGTTAAAATGTTTTTAGACTACGATCCTACGATAACAAAGAGTAAGTACGTCACAAAGTACATTAACAGACGGCGTTTATGTCATTGACAGCAACTGAAAAACAAATATACAATACTTTTATTGCAACTGGACGTCAAGCTCAAAATAAACCGTTCACTTTCAGAAAAGATTTCTCTAAGTTTGATGATACTTCTTATATTCTTATTAAGAAATTATATGCATTCTTTAATAAGTATCCGCATATAAAAATGAACGATTATTTTATAGCACCATATAAGTATTACGGTGCTGATGAATATTTTGATCTTCAGTATTACACTACAGTAAAAGCCATTAAATGCTTCTCTCTATACCAGAGACAAAAAGAAACGCAGGATCCAGATAATGATACTACTATAAATGAGTGTAAATCGGCTTGCGCTTTTATCTATAATTTCTGCGCAGATAACAATCTAACACTTGAAGAATATAAGACTTATACAACAGGCTCGGTGCCCGAACTATTACAACATCTGAAAGATCATAGAATTAATTTTTATACAATCCATGGTCTAAATTGCGATCAAAATATAAATAGAGTGGAGGTTGATATACTCAACTTCATCATTAAAGATTTTACAGATATACTAAATACTACAAGAATAAATTTTCAAAAATCATCTAAATTAAAACATGTGATTCGAAAAGCTTTTACAATAATTGAAAATAAATTATTGCAAAATAAAAAACAACAAATACAATAAAATAAACAATAAACTAAAATAATATGAGCCAATACAATATGTCGATGTTTCAATCCATTAAGGATGCACTAAACAAGAATGAAGCTGCAGGTAATAGTACCTACACTGAAGTTCTTAAGACAACCCCAGGTAATACTTATACAGTAAGGCTGTTACCGCTACCATCCGATCCAAAGAATACTTTCTTTGAATACTTCAATCATGGCTGGGTTTCGTTTGCAACTGGTCAATACGTTCAAGCGCTTTCACCTATGACATTCGGTGAGAGAGATCCAATTGCAGAAGAAAGATTCAAGATTCTTCGTACTGGTAGTGAAGATGAAAAGGAAAAGGTTAAGGCTATCAAACGTGTCAACAAGTTTCTTGTTAACGTGTACGTTATTGATGATCCAAGTAATCCTGAAAATAATGGTAAGGTGAAAATCCTCCGTTATGGTAAGCAGCTTCAGAAGATCATCCTTGAAGCTATTGAGGGTGAAGATGCTGAGGAATTCGGTTCACGTATCTTTGATCTGGGTCCAGATGGTGTCAACTTCAAGATTAAGTGTGAAAATCAAGGTGAGTTTCCTACATATGTTTCATCTCGCTTTACTGCTTCAGGCAAGCTTAAGTTTTCTGAAGCGGAACAGAATGAAATCTATGGTAAGGCATTCGATCTTACTAAGGTTTATAGCTTGAAGTCTTATGACGATCTTAAGAAGATGTTCGATGAGCATTATCTATGTAAGACCGGAAGTGACCAAGCAGTCGCAGATGCACCAGCTATCAAGACTGAGTCAGCCCCGTGGCAACCCGCTGCAACTAATACTATATCACCCGTTTCGGTAGATGAAACTTCTATCGATGATGATATTGATGAACTACTAAAGGACTTGTAAGATGCAAATGACCGAACAAGAAAAATCTGCGTTGTTGCAGTTCTTAGGCACTACACACGCTCAAGCAAAGCAAACTGACCAGATGATTGTTGGTCAGTCTCAATTCTTACAGCCTGTTAGTAATAATATTCAACAACATTTTGCGCAGGCGATGCAAATGCCAACTGTACCGAATGCGCAGGATAATACTCAATATCACCCACCCGCGACGGTTGAACCGTCTCAAGCTGAAACACAGTTGGAACTCGTATTTAGAGAGCCACCTGCATATCAGCCAATTGGGTCATTCTTAGGTAACGAAGAAATATTAGAACAATTGAAGGAAATTAATTTGAATTTAACTAAGATAGCAGTTATACTTAAAGAAAGTAATGTCAAATCAAAAGCTAAAAATACAATCAAGGATTGACTGGTTGAGGTTTTTAGACGCTATTTCAAAAATAAATAATTCAGCTATAGTGAGCGTATCAGACAATGGTACGCTCACTTCGTTGGTAGCGTCTCCGGATCAAAATCTTATTCTGTACGGTGAAATTAATAATGTGTATAGCACTATAAATGCTACACTTAATATACCGGACATTAACAAGTTAATGAGAGTAGTTGATAATATCAATACAGAAAGTATTGAGTTTACTCTTAATAACAACAGCATTGAATACAAGGGCTCAGGTGTTAAGTTTAAGTATCATCTTTTCGATGATGGATATCTTAGCAAGCCGTCAATTAATGTAAACAAGGTAATGGAGCTTAAGTGTGATGTAAATTTCAAGTTCACAAAGCAAGTATTGACAAGCATTATCAAAGGTAGCTCGTTTGCTACAGATACAAGCAAAGTCTATTTATTTACAGATGGGACTGATTTGAGAGCTGAGCTAACAGATAGATCAAAGCACAATACTGATATGTACTCTTTAACATTGGGTACAGTTGATTTTGAGTTAGATCCTGTTATTCTTAACTTAGATAACGTGAGACTATTGCATTGTATTGATGATGTTATTCATTTCGGTATCAATACAAATGTAGGTGTTAATATCGTTGATATTTGCAATAGCAGCACTAAATTAAAATATATAATAACTACACTAACACAATGATAAAGAATAAAATAACTACATTATCGTATTTTGTAAAGAGATTGAAGGATTGTGGATTTACTACATGGAAGATGTATGACAAGTACGCTGAATCTGATCCACGTAAATGGACTATCTTAGTAGATCCAGGCAATACTTCTATTTACATTACTTGCTACGAAAACAGAGATTATAAGAGCGAAAAGATGTTTGAGTTCAATGATGGATCTCGTTTATTCCCTCGCAACTTTTCTATCAAAACTTCATCTATGGAAGTTATTGTAACGGCGTTAATTGAGAAGGGTGTCCCACAAATACAACCTGAAGTGTAATTATGTTTAAGATTGGATTGGTGCACGGCGATAGCTACGCCGTGCACACAGGCACATATGCTGGTGAGATCTTAATATATTTAAAGACTCATAAGGACGTGTATCAGTTTCTCTCTATTCCAAAAATGGAAAATAGAGAAGTCTCTAAGTTAGTATTTGAGAACGCAAGGAACAAGGGTATAATTAAATTTGTTGAGCGAGTACCACAATATGTCGTAAGCACCGCTGTAGATCAATACAAAGTAAATGAAAAATCTAATCCTAGACGCGAACAATTTGATCCATCGAACTCACTGGACAGCTAAAAATGCTGCAGGCGATGACTTAGAAAAACTGAATAGCTTTCATGTTTACTTCACTCTTAACGCAATTAAAAGTTATGTTGATATGTTTAAGCCAGATAGAATATATGCGTGTTGGGATGAAAAGCCTAATTACCATATAAACGAACGCAAATCTATCTACAGTGATTATAAGGGTAATCGTTCAGGTGACACTACACCTCATCAGAACAATTCCCTTATTAAAGAGTTTCTGGTGCATCTCGGTATACCTTCTATTTATCCTGAAAAGTTAGAAGCTGATGATTGTGTGTCATATCTATGCGATACACTAGAGGGTAAGAGTGTTATTGTATCTGTAGATAAAGACTTTTTACAGCTTGTTAATGAGAGCGTAACTCTATATAGTCCTATCTCTAAAGTATATTGTACACTTGATAACTTTGAGGGAGTAGCAAAATGCTCTAAAGAAGAATTTGTACTCATTAAGTGCCTACAAGGAGATAAGTCTGATAACGTTCCAGGTATCCCTAGATTCGGTAAAAATAAAGTCCAAGCATTTTTAGAAAATAAAATACTCTTAACAGAAGAGCAGCTTGAAATATATACACGAAATTATGAGCTCTTTAGACTTAATAGATATAAAGATGAAAATTGTGAATCTGAACGTACATGGCTCGACAAGCAGCTTAGTGATGTCAGCTCGTTGCTCCCCAATTACAATACTTTCATTCAGCTATGTATAGATCATAAGCTGAATAATATTCTAAGTAAGAAAGATAACTGGTATAACTTGTTTTTCGTAAAACATAAGCTAAGATTACTTTTTGAATGATCTCACTACCGGTAGACTACATCGTATCAAAGTTCTTCCAGTATACACACCAACCAAAGCACAACAAGTATAATAATACATATCAAGGTGGTTGTTGTATATGTAGGGAAGGTAAATCTTTAGGTAAGAAAAGAAGGTGTTTCTATATACCTGCAAAGGATATTATTTTTTGTCACAATTGCGGTTGGTCTAGCAAACCGTTCAAGTGGATAAAGGAGATATCAAGGTGTGAGAACATCGATATTATCGAAGAAGTAAAGGATTATGGTTATGAAGAAATCACCTTTACGGATAAGGAAGAAGTACCGAAGTTAGTACAGTCTAGTACTTTGCCGAAAGACAGTATTAATCTGTCTGATAGTATACAGCTAAACTTCTATAAAGGTAATGAGGTAGTACAGAAGTGTCTTGAGTTAATTAAGAAACGACGACTAGATACAGCTGTTAATAGACCATCAAGTCTATATATCTCTCTTGCAGATTTTAATCATAAAAACAGACTTGTAATACCATTCGTAGATGAAAAAGACAATATAGCGTTCTACCAGACACGTGGTTTCCTAGAAAAGGATTTAAAGACAAGGCCAAAGTATATATCTAAGATTAACGCTGAGAAGACCCTATTCAACATTAATCAAGTTAGTTCTGATTACGATACTGTCTATGTATTTGAAGGTCCAGTAAACGCATTCTTTACGAAAAATAGTGTTGCTGTCGCAGGTATTACTGACAAAGGTAAAAACACATTTACCTTAAAGCAACAGCAGCAAATTGATAATACACTAAAATGGTATAACAAAATTTGGGTTTTAGATAGCCAGTGGATTGACAATACATCACTCGTTAAGTCAGAAATTTTACTCAAGGATGGTCATAGTGTATTCATATGGCCAGAAAAGTTTGGTAGACAATTTAAAGACTTTAACGACATTTGTATGAAGTGTAAGATCGATGAAATATCTCACGACTTTATAAAAAAGCATACGTATAATGGTATAGAAGGTGTTTTGAGATTAGCTAATATAAAGCGACTTATACATACTTGAGTGAAGCATCACCGGCTTGAGATAAGTACCCTTTAAATGTCTCAGTAAGAGCAGCAAGCTCAGTAGCAACACGAGCAATCTTTCTTTGCTCAGAGCTTCTCATTTTATCCAAGATTGTATCAGGTTCAGCGGAAGCAAGAGCTGTTTGAATTGAGTTTTCTGTACCATTTAACATATCACGAAATTGCTCCATCTCAGAGATCCAACCCTTTATTTGCTGAACCATTTGATTATTTCGATCAGTAATAGCTTGAGATACAGCAGTATTTGCGGAGTCTGCTGGAGGAGCAGTATTTACATTAAAGTCATCAGGGTTAGTATCCTGATCTAATGTAGATAGCATAGCTTCTCTATCTGCATCTTGTTCGTGTAAGACGTGAAAGAATCTCTTCTCAAATTTTGTCATACAATTATTTAGTCTAGCAATAAATAATTATAATGGATTCTCCATACAAAACTACTTTTACTACATCGAGTCCAAAGCTTAACATGGATGTAGGTACTCAAATAGACCGCTATAAAGAAGAAGAAGCAAAGCAAAAGGCTCCATTAATACAGCCTTTTACATTAGATAGCTCAATGGAACTTTTAAGCGATATCTATGAAAAACTTTTAGATATGCGTAAAGCTGTTGAAAAAACAGCAATGCAACCTAAAGCAAACAAACAAGCATTAGCAGCAATCAACAGCATAATCGAGAATATCGGTAAAGAGATTTTAATGGATATCCCAGAACAGCTTGATAAATTGAATCTATAGCATACAATTGAGTATGCTTAAATTAATAACAGTCTCTCTCGCAATTGTACTTGCTATAAGCGCAGGTGTTGGTTTCGTTTTAGCGAACTTTATAGGCTTCTGGCAAGGGTTTATTGCTACAATTATTGTACAGTTTATTGCATCTTACGGTATTGCGTTCTTTAGAACTCCTAAAACCGAACAAGTTGAGAGTAACGAAGCTCAACAACTACTTGATCTACAGACCGTTGAGATTGCATGTCCATGTACTCATATTGTTTCGAAGTCTCCTGTATTCTTTGGTATTAACAACGAGTTTGTGTGTACTAAATGCAGTAGTAAGTTTAGAGTTGATTTGTCGTATGAGTCTGTGTTAGTAACAGAGCCGCTTAACATTGAAAATGCTTACAACTTCCTTAAATCAAAGGAACAGTAATATAATAGTGTATAGTGAAGAACATACAATTTAAACTAAAGAATAATAAAGTGCATGAAATGACCTTGCAAGAAGTCACCCGTTGGGCCTGCTTGATTGAAGGGATTGAAGAAGTATCAAAACAATCATGTATTCTTGGTATAAGTCCAGATAATGATAACTGGATTCAGCCACTAGCATTTAAGAAATATATCGACGAGCGGTATCATTCAATGCTTCACGATCTTACAGTTGAGCAAAAATTAGGAAGACTTTAAGACCTACAATTACACTTCGTTTTAGGTGTATCAAAAATCTCAACTACCTCGTCTTTTTCAAAAATCTGAACTACCTCATCTTTTATATACTCTCGTGTATCTTCAGGTATTACAGTTAGAAAAGCATCTTCAATTGCGTCTGTATCTAGTCCGATCTCAAGAGCACCAATTATATAGTTGCGATACCGATCATTATAGGTATTTGTATAAGGTATACCATTAGGTCTTCCAAATCGGTGACACCAACCTAAAAACGGTAAGCATTTAACCTCTCTGTTATTTCTACGGTATTTCTCGTGTATATAACCTTCTTCACCACCAAAGCCACGGAAGTTAGGATTAAAGCCTAGCCAATCAGCTTTTCTACAAGTAAACAGACCACAGCCTTGAGCAGGTATATCAAATGGTTCATTATCTCTATCAAAGCCTCTTGAATCTGTTCCCCACTGACCCCACATATGACTACTCCATGTTAAATTAAAATGAGTACTGATATCTTCTAAATTGTCGTATAATAAAGGACCATGATATAACCCACGTGCAGCATTTTTATCATAAAACTCTATTAATTTTTTAATGCTACCAGCTTCAAGCAATACATGACAATCAATACATAAAACATATGGTGTATTAGCTTTCTCAAATACAATATTTTTTATCGTTGTCGATGTATAATCGGTAAATGGTATATATTGATATGGTTCTTGTATGCTTGTTGTAAAGTGTTTCAGACTCTCACCATGCTTACTCAAGGGGTTATTATCAACAATAATAAATTCGATATCATCCAAAACTTCACTATGATACATTCTAATAGATTGTATAGTGAAATACACTCCATCAAAATCATCGTAGGTACACATACCTATAGTGAGTTTTCTCATATACGTATTTACTATGTACTTTAATTAAGTCAAAGGTAAAGATGTAATCGTCTCAACTGCAGTGTTGTTTCTTACACCATCTGTATGAAAATTATATACAAACGCAGAAGCAGTGCTGGTGTTTGTTGTTGAAATAGGTGTACAGAAAGAAAATCCTACATATACATTATTTAAGTTAGATGGGTTGCTGATAGAAGCGCTAAATGGTACAGATGCTAACGTAGTGAAATTAGGATCTGTACTCTTTCTATAATCGATTACAAGTAACTGTTGAGGGTTGCTAAATCTACATCTCACTACTTGCTGAGTATTATAGAAGCTAAAATTAGTACCAGATAAGCTTTGATTGTATATTACTTGATTACTACTGTTTCTAACAACAAGTGAGTAAACTTTTATTCGATCTAGTGAGACGCCTGGTCTAATATCAGAAGATAGAGCAAATAAACCTGTAGTATCAAATGCTACAGATGCTATGTTATAAGGAATGTTGGATCCTATGTACTGGCCAGATAGCGCAGAAAGTGGTGACGTGCTTAGTGTAGTTAAATATGTACAAAATCCGTATTGAGCGGAAACACTAGATACTAAACACGAATATGACCACGTTATATCATAATTAGAATTATACGCAGTGTTATTCTTGAAAGAAAAACACTTTGCAGTAATTGGTAGTAGTATGTCAGCTGGGTAAGGCATGTTGTTGAAAGCAGATTGTTATTGTATTTAACACTTTAAAGTATTTAGAGAAGACTATGTTATATTCCATCTTTGCCATTTCTTTTTTAACTACTCTAAGATATTCAGGTTCAATGTTGACGATAATACTATGTCGTGTGCGATCACATATGACATTATCAGAAAACTCTTCACAAAAAGCCTTAGCTTTTTCGCTGATCTTCATACATATATTTAATGTTATAAGTGTTAATACACAGTAACACTAAATCTAGTATCGTTACTAACGTAGCCGGATGTTACTACAGGTCCTTGTGGTTGACCATAAGCACCAATTGGTATTGTGTAAAAGAATACAAGTATTTGACTTGTTGGAACGCCAGGTGGTCCAATTGCTTTATAATATGGCTTAATTGTCGGATCTTCACCATATTTGTAGTAGTTGTTAGTCCAAGAGTGAGCTGCATTTTTAGCAACGACATCAATTACAACTGTTGTTGGATCAAATGTATCAGTAGTTGTAATTAAGTACCCAGAAGCTCCACGGTAATCTAAGTTAGAATCAGTCTGTCTTGGTGTAAACCCAAATAATGTATTACTAACTTGAGTACTTACATAACTAAAGTTTACAGCTGATACACTTGCAACACTAGCCTTTCTCGTAACGGTACCTGCTTGTGTAAATGTAGCATGTGCCTTTGGTACAAATAATCCACCTATCTGCACATTACCACTTGAAATTGCATTGAATGTCGTGGCTGATAAACCGTTAACTGTAGCAGTTAAACCTTGACCTACTGTAATATTAGTTGAAGGTATTGTTATAGTAGATGAAGGTAATAAAGCAGTTAAACCTGGGCCTACTGTAACAGTAGATGAAAGTATTGTAATAGTAGATGAACCAGAAGCAGCTGGCATGAATGAATTAAAACTTGCCCAACTCAAATTACCTGAACTATCTGTAGTTAAAACTGTATTAGAAGATAATGCACTAGACGGAAACTTGTAATTTATTGTGTTAATATTCAGAGCACTCGGCAATGTGACATAAGTGCTTATGTTAGGTATGATTTTATCTATAGCTATAGTAGAAGATAATGTTACCTTGCCGGTATCTAGAGTTAAAGAATTACCTAGAGCATTAGAAGAAATGTTATAAGCTGAAATAGCACAAACACTAACTGTATTAGTTGAGGATACTTTTATTGTATTATTAGCAGCTGCATACACACCACCAATTTGTTCCCAGCTAGATAAATTTGAATATGTACTGTTTTGTAAGCGATATAATATTTTATTATCAGTATCGTATGCTAAATCACCTACAGCCGGATTTGTCAGGCCAGTGGTAACATCAGATACTGAACCCTTAAATACATTACCTACTAAGATACCACCAGCAGTAAGACCATCACCAACATATAGTCGCTTTGTATCTGTTGTATAACCAATTTCTGCTGAATCTAATACAACAGTTTTTCTATCACTATCAGAACCACTACGTACTAATAGCTTAAGTAAAGTATTTTCTAAAATTTCGATTGATTTACCCATAAAGATTAAAATGTAAACACAGGTATTGCAAATCTACCTGGAATGTGGTTAGAGTTGTTTCTTGCGCTAAGACCGGTATCATTACTATTACCTTCAAATACAATGAATCCTGCTGATGATAGCACAGGGTATGTTGTATTTCCAGTGCTATCTGATGATATTGCTGTAAATGTAGTTCTACCATAACTAGGAGTGTATCCAGCTTTTACCTGATCTGGTGATCCATTGTAAATACTACCAGACAGGTTACAAGAAAGTAGGTCGTAAATTGACGATACAATCGATCTAACGAAACCATTTTGAACAATAGGTGCAGCTAACTCACTAGCAACAAGAGTACTACTCACTGACGGTGAAGTAGCTCCACTAGAGAACGTTACAATACCACTTGAAAGAGCGAGATAATTTGGATCGACACCTCGTACTAGTGTACTAACTGCGTTATTAAAGGGGTTAACTTCAAAACCGCAAAGTAAGCTACTATAAGAAATAGCGGAAATAGGTGTACCAATTACTGTTAGTTGATTTGAGCTATTATATCCTATACTAACACCATCAACATATGCGCTAAGAGCTACGCCATTACCACCTCGTAAACCTCTCGAAACAACTGAAGGGTCGATATGTATAGGCTTAATAGCGCTAGCTGCTAGAGCAAATGACGTTCCAGATATTCCAAATTGTGTTGTATTATAATTAATAACAAAACGACCTGTACCATCAAAAGCAACGCTTGAGCTAGATAATTGAGCTTGATTTAAGTAGGCACTATTAATAGAGCTTAATGCAACAGAGAGTTGATTATCGACATCATAAGATATAGTACCAGTATCAACTTGAGAGCCTATAAACTGCCATAAACCAGAGCTATTGTATTGATATAACAAGTTACCTGCGTACACAATATCACCTATTTCAGGTTGTAGTGTAGATAGGCCTGTATAACTATTAAGTATACCATGAATTTTAGGAGCAGCAGGTACACCACCAGATAATGTTCCAGTTCCAACATATAGACGTTGTGTATCTATAGTGTACCCTAACTCACCCTCATCTAAAATAACGAGACGACGTTGGCTGTTTGTGCCACGGCGTACTTTTAGTTTTATTACTTGTATATCTGCCATTGTATTAATATGTTACAGGATTACCCCAACCACTAAGTGTGTAAGTAAATACATTAACAGCTAAATCTACTAATGTACTATTACTTGTTATTTTTTGAAGTATGTTTAATTTATCACCAACTTGTGGAGAATTCCAGCTTACAACACTAAGTAATTGCTCTCTACTGGGACCTGCTTGAGTTGATATTCTAGTTGGGTAAAAAAATGTTTTATTATCAAGTGAACTAACAATCTGAGATACTTGATTATTAGTTACTGTAATAACAGGTGCACTGTATGTACCGTCAGTAAGTACTGTTGCGTTTATGCTTGACAGTACAGATGATATTGATCTTATAGAAAGTTGAGATACACCATCTGATACAACAACACCCTGTACTGATCCGATACTCTGAGGGTAAGATATGTTGTTAATATCTAGATTTGATATACTTGCACTTGTTGTTGACAGTTGTAAAGTAGTCTTATTACCTATCCCATCAAAAACAGGCACTAAACCTACAGATAGAGAAGCTGAACTCAAGTGTAAGAACGATGAGTATACATCTGCTATATTCTGTCCTGTCAAATTTGCTGGCATAAAATTATTTATACTTGAGAGTTAGTATTAACAGCAAGTTTTTGTTGAATACTGAATAACTCATTGATTATTCGATTTAATGTGCCTACATTTATATACTCATTTTCGTACATATATAAATCACTTACACCAACACTATCAATAGTTGCTGGTTTTGTTCCAGTTACAGCGCCTGTATTATAATTATACATCTTAGAACTGTTTGAATATAGTGACAATACATCACTTAGTATATTTTTTGTAATATTATTAATATTTAAACCAATACTGTTATCAAATAAGTCAATACTTACATAGTTTTTCGGTAATGTTGTAGGTGGTATGCTTAGAAATGTAGAATTATTAACAATAGTAAAGCTATCATTTAAAAATAACGCTGCATTTAATGTATTACTACAAGAAAATTGAATATCGTATATAATGTTATTGTTGCTAGGTGTATCCATCTGCAGCAAAATAATATCAGCGGCATTAATATTTACATATTGTTCATTAATTATGTTATTGTATTGCAATATACCAAGTGAGCTACTGTTTGAAAATTGTAATATAGGATATTCACTTGAAGTTAATGTTCTAAATTCTACAATATCAATTGTACCATCTGATTTATACCTTCTACTTATTAGAATATTTGAATCAAATTGTGCAAACTCAAATGTATCAGTTAAGTTTGCATTTTTTAATTCAGAAGAGTAAATAGAATCTGTATTTGTTAATAATGTAGAAATGTCATACACTTTAATATAGGTTACATTTTTAATACTACCAATAACAGCTAAAATATCGTCTTCAAAACGTTGAACAATTCTATTTATAGAATTAAATCCTAGATCTGATGCGTTGTACGTTATAATAGATTCTTGTGAATTTACATACGACAATTCTAATACTAATTTACCTTGCTCTTGTACAAGAGCTGATCTATAGGTCGGACCGTACACAGAATTATGTCTATCTGTAAGGGTTCGTATTAAAGATATATAGAAACTATCACTTAGTGATAGGTATGATCCGTTCTCACCATATGAGACATTATAAACATAACACTTATCAAATGTTGTATGAAATAGTGAGTTATTATAGCGGTTATACTTAAAGAACTTATTATCAAAAAGAGGTGCTTGAAGTCCGTCAACTATGTTTGATGATAAGTTTGAGTTTATAGTACCAGACATTTGCTGATTACCATTAAAGTAATAATATTTACCAGCTGATGTTGTTAGAAAAAGTGTGTTAGAGTTTTGAGATGTACCTCTAACTGTATAATACTGCGTGTTGCTAGCTGATACGCGTATCTTAGGTAGTAACTTACCAGTAAATGTATCAGAATTACTAGTTAAGCATGTTGTATATGTTAATTTGTCTTGTGTTTTAGTAAGAGTATTGAATATACTAGGGTTATATGTTACTTGACTTGCATAAATTTTTAGGTTATTTAAATTTAATGTGTCAAATACATCACGCAACGTATTACTCGTTAAAACATCACGTTGCGATATACTATTCTTATAGATAGGTACATTAGAGCTATAGTATGGACCTATATCTATTTTATTTTCAATTACTTGTGCAAAGAATGTACTAGTTGCAGATAGTAAAACAGATTGAGAATCAAAGACACTACCTGTATAAACGTTATTGCCCATAACATTCACCACTCCTGTGTATGGAGTACCGTCCTGCAGAGTAAATATACCTGCATCTATATACTTAAAGTATCTTATCATGTGATAATATTAATTTGGTTGATGTTAGAGTTAATAGGTGCAAGATCAGATATACTCGCATTTATTACATCTTTTATTTGCGTGAGCATCACTTCATCAGTAATACCTAAGTTAGATATATTTAAGTTGAGAGAGTTAGACTTACTCTTCTGATTTGATGTAAATGAGTTAAGCTGAGTTATGTTATCTGTAGCATTTCTCATTCCGCATGGTAGTGTGATAGCAAAATCTTCCGCAAAGTTGAAGGAATCTTTGATAGATAGTATAATAACATCATCAGGTGGCAACGGTGATACAGATAAAAATACATTATCGAGATAACTCACATAATCTGCTAGTTTATTACCGTTGGCATAGAAATCACCATATAGTAATTTGTAGTACTGAGGGTAGAAGTATTGTATATTCGCTGTTTCACCATTAATGAAGAACTGAATTACACCTCTAGTTGAATCAACATTGAGAATTATATTGTTATCTATATTCTGAACAAGTTTAAATGAGTTAGCAATAACTTTATAGCTGTTAGAAGACTGATCGTATAGAGATATCTCTAAGTTTACAGTTGTATTATTGTAACTTATTGAAACATAACCTTCAATACCGCTAAACTTCGATGAGATTGTCTTATAATTTTCGGAAAGTTGTGTAATTAGAGTACATTTTAACGTAAACCCACCATTACTATTGATAGTAGTATAGTAATTTTCTAAATTCTGACCATATATGTTTAAGTGATCGAAAGAAACCTTATCTATATCGAAACGTTCGTAAATATAACGGGTGTTTGGCTTAAACGCCATATCACTTTTCTTATCAAACACTTGTTCTACAGATATCGAACTACTCAAGCTTGCGTTTGAAACTATAAGTTGCTCAAGATAAGTGTTGTATGTAGTATTATACGCTGCTGTAGTAGAAAGAGCTTGTCTTTTTGTAACAAGGTTGGGGTAATAGTATCTATCTACCCATACACTGCTGTTAGTGAAGGGACTACCAGATAACCAAGTGCATAGATACACCTTCTCACTACCGTCGCCTTGCTTATCAGCATAGTATACTTTATCTGAATATACAGGTGTGTTAAATGGAAATGAGCCAGCTTCTTTAAACTTTGTATCGTTAATGTTTATTTGTGTAAACGGAGACATTACCGCATCAGTCGTAAATTCATTTAAACCTGGTACTATCCTTATGCTTCTGTTATATGTAACGTAATTTAACTCAAGACCTTCATCTAACTCCGTATCAATCTCGTTAAATATTGTAGTATATTCTCTAAGATCTGTTATACTATTGTGAGAGCTTAAAGATAAAGTGTTACCTCTAACAAGTCTGTTATCATCAGACATTTGATTCTTTAATGTTACAATATTAAGGTCGTTTATAGTAGATGTATGTAAATTTCTATAAAGTAGGAAATTATTCGGTAAATCTATCTCACTATTTGCTAGATCAACACTAAGTGAGCCATTATAGTAATTAATATAGTCTGTTGATAGCTTATCTTTAACTTGTAGGTTAATTATGTTGCTAATGTTGAAGGAGTTGTCTCTAAACGCATTAGGTGAGATGCCGATTGTGGAAATAGCTGACAATTTACCACCAACTGATGTAAGTTGTAATGCATTTGCTGGTTTTAAAAAGAAAATCTTATTATCATTTAGAAGATACCTAAAGAATTGACTCCCCGTTGGTGTAAAGTTAGTGTTATATAATAATGCCTTCTTAAACTTACATACATTATTGTCAACAACTAGATAATATAGTGCAGTGTTGTCATTATATGAAATAGTGCAGTATTCTTCATCAATAAAAGTAATTTCGAAGTTGTATGTGGGATTATTTGAGATGCCAGCATTGTAATAATAATCAAATTTTGTAGTATCTGAACTAGATAGAGGTAATACTGCAACATACGACTCACCGAAAGCAATATTTGTGATGATACTATTAGATTTTACAATTACATCAGACTGCTTTACATATGTGCTAAGCTTATTTTTTGAGGTGAGATATAAATTACTGTAATTCTTTGTCTGTACATCAGCTATACCTGATAACGCAGCAACAAAATTGAACTTATAGTTACCGTTAAATAAAATTTGTCCTTGCTGTAAACTTACGTCACGCAATTTAATATCTAGAGGGTTAGATATTAAAGATGAAGCGTTATACTGTTTAAGTGGCATATATGTATTTAATTAAATTATAGTGTTTCAGAATTAAAAACAAATTCTATAACACTACCATCACTCGCTGAGAATGTGTATAATAAATCGCGTGATGTATTAATGTAGTTTGTACTAAGAAGATTTAAGTCACCAATTTTAGCATAGTGAGATGGTGAATATACTGTAATTGGCTGAATAAATCTACAAGATGTACTATCCTGATAAGTTACTAGTGTTTGACAACTAATCTTTACTGCGAGTGAGTTGGCTGATGGATAGTATATATGATTATAATCTTTTAATATTGTATAATTTACATTATACAATATTTGATCAAAAATAGATAAATCTCTATAATCAATAAAGAAATTATTGTTATGAAATTCGTCAGCCGTATTATCACCCCATCTAAAACGAACATCTGTAGGTATTCTAGATCTATCGATACCCGAGAGTGATACAGTCAATGAGGTTATATCACTAAAATTGACGTTAGGTAGATAAACATTACTTAGAGACGGATTAGATGAAAGATTTAGAGTGTATGATGTCATAACTTTAAGTAATTATTGAATGAGTAACTTCCACCCTGTATAAATGTACTGAATGAACTTAGAGTGTTGCTTGATGTAAACACGGCTGTTATGTTATTAGATCCAAACTTATAACCATAAGTATAGTCTATAATATCACTAACATTATCTCTGAAGTTTACTGTAAATAAATACGGCAATTTATTCTGATCCTTTAATACATACGAAATGTTAAATATATTCAGGTCAGAGTTATAAGTTAATTGTGGTGTATCAGCTTGCACGTATAATACACCATCTGTTGCAATACTAAAATCATTTGTATAATCAGATATTGTTGTATCTGGGAATATTTGATGTAGCTTAAGTGTATTTAGATCAAGTTTGTTAATAATTGGATACACAAACGCGGTTGAAGTGTTTGGTGTATCGTAAGTAGAAAGCGTAGCAAAGTATACATTATTATTTACCTTGTATCTATTCGAAATTGTATTAAATAAATCATCTCTGTAACGTGTAATTATATTAGATGTCTTTGGATTAATAAATTCACCATCAACTACAGAGATCTTATCACATATTAAGTAATTAGCTGATTGTAAAATAATAGTATCGTATATTAAGTCGAAGTTTATTATACCTGCAGTTAGGTTTTGATATACTGACAGAGGGTATTTACTTTGCATGTAAGACAACTTACTCAGTATATTATCATAATTACCCATAGCATCACCTACAACTACAGAACCTAATAGGCTATTACGTTCAACTATACTGTTAGTTGATATTGTAGTATTAGTTGTGTATGTAGTAACAGCTTTAGGATCAACACTATCTACATAAGCCTTTTCAGTCAGACTGTAGAAACTCTCTGTAGTGTTGTAATTCGTTAAGAATGAACCACCGTCAACATCTATTACACCATTATTTGCAGATACTCTAACAGATTGTGTGAATGTAGCTGATAAAGTAGGAAAGGTTGGTCTTGTATATGGTACAGCTGTATTTACACCTGCTTCGAGAAGAGTACTAAAGTAATATGTGCCAGTTCCAGGGAAGCTAGATAAGTCAGATCGTATAGGATCAGGTAAGCGTCCGGTATCGTTAAGTGTAAAATATGCACCATCACGAATACCAACTGAAGCAGGGTGTAGATACTGTGTATTAATATCTATAACCTCAGTTGGTGATATAAATTCAGTAATATGTTTAAAATCACCAAAGTTTAGTGTGTAATACTGTGATGAGCGGGCAGAAAATCCATTTGTAACAGTAGATAGACCTGAGCGTATAGTTTGAGTATTAAGAATACCTGTTAATGCATAGTTAAAACTCTTATTCTCACCAAAAATATCATCGTAGAACTTGTAACCGTTGAGTTGTAAGTATAAAACTTCCTTTACTTCAGTTAAATTAATATTCTGTCTAAAATTGTTATTATCTTTAAGTAACCCGTATACGTTTCCGTAAATGTCTTCCTTTTCATCGTGAAAATAACCGCTATCAACGATAGATTTGAGATTCTTTGACTTAGAAGAGTTATAACCATAAAAAGATACGCTATCAGCAGGTTGATTCGGCTCGTTACGAGCGTAACCTAATCTAGCATTATTCTTAAACGATTGAGTAAGTGAGAAGAAATCAATAACCTCGATGTTACTCCCGTATTTGTAAGGGTCAGGGAAGTAATAAGGTTTGTTATATTCAAGTGATTCAAGATTTATGGTAAATGTAAACTTACCAGGATCAACAACGACTGGTGTAGTCTTACTAGGTCTAAAGAACCCTATAACACGCTTAGTTACAAAGTTATTAGACGGGGAAGACGCTACAGTAGGGTAGTATCTGTTTAAGAAATTACCAATAGGGTTAGTAGCGGTGAATAACTTTTCAAAAACAATGTTACTACCAATGTATACAGGCACTTCTTCTTCTACAACGACTACATTTGTGTCAATAATAGGTGTTATTATCTCAACACCTAAATTGGTCGTTATGATTGTCGGTGGAGTAATTGGCCCTCGAGCTATAGTAGTTTTAGATTCTTCGTTAATCGACTCTTGATAATCTTTATCATTTACATACACGGGACGACTATAAGAGTCGTACTCAACCATGAAATTATCACCAGTAGCATCAGCAAATATAGCAGGAATACCGTATAGTGTAGCAGTTATATCTATCGGCGTATTTAAAGTGCTTGAAGTAGGTATATTAGGTATTGTTAACTTACCAAAGCTTTCAGATGTATTTTTATCTTGTGTAATCTTTCTATTACCAACTTTCCATACAATTTTTTCAAAGTATAATATTTGATCTGTTAGTTCTAAGCTTAATCTTAAATGTAATGTAGCGAAACCTGTGTTAGTTGGTGGATATTCAACTAATGAACTTATTCGTTGATATTTTTCGTAGTTAGTAGTACTAAAGATATAGTAATTATTGCCTGTAGCAGCATTTCCGTTACTATCTGGCTTATTATTAATAAGACCTAATTGATAGTTGAGAAGTTTAGATGGTTTAAAGCTTTTTGCAGAATAACTTCCATTATTATCATATATAAACAAGCATGTTGGATAAAATCCATAGTAGTTTACTGAAGTATACTTATGAGTAACTTCCTGAACTTGTACCATATTGCTAAGGCTATCAGTATAGGTTACAGGTACAACATTATATTCACTATCACTGTAATTCCATATAATATATTTTAAGCCTTTGTCAATTACACTGATGAATTTAACCTCAACAGGTAAATCATAGCTAAGTACAGGTGTTATATTGAAAGGTGCCGTAGCTAGCACCTCGCTTTGATTACTATCAGCAATACCGAAACAAATATTCGATGTATCTAACAATGGTAGTGTTGGTACCTGAACTTTATACTTTGTTTTATTATTAAAGTATAAAGTTACCTGCGGTACATAGACCAATTGTGATGGTAAAAGTCTATATGTGTAGTTATTACGAGAAATATCTGTAGTTATAGGGGAACCAAAAACACTTGTAACATCTACCGTACCATCACCAAAAGACCATTCAATATAATCAATATCTAAACGGTTGATATTTTTTATTTCATAACCTACAGTTAACGGTAAGCTTGAAACAGAAGATGCAACTGTTGTTACAGCAGGCTGACCATCAGCTAATAAGTAATTTACATCAGTACCTACTGTATAGGTCTGTGATATAGTATCCCAACTAGCTGGAACTGTGTATATTTTGTTAGTAGATGCAACTGTTACTGTAATAGATTCACCAGTATAGCTTACACCGCTGCTATCTATCAGTGTTACATTAACAATATAATTGCCGTCTGCATTGTATGTGTAAATCGTATCAAATTTCGGTATAAGTACACTCTTATCTTCAGCAGTAGTAGTAGTCCAGCTAGGAAAAAAATTAGATACATTATTTATTGAGCTGAGAATACTGCTATATGATGAGCTTGGTAGTGTTATAACTGCAGAATTACCATCACCAAAATCCCAAACAGCTTTAACTAAATCTTTATTATTAGGAAATAAAAATCCAGCACAAAAATTAACTACAGTTGTGTGAGGTATATTATAGTACCTCACTAGAGAGTAGTCTAAAATTGTATTACTTACAACAACATCACTCATTATGTATATTTATAGCCAGAGCTAATATCTCTACAGCATTAGTAAGTGCCATTTAGATAAATATTAAAATTATTATCTATTGCATTATTATAATGTACATTTAAAATGTAACAACTTTACCTGGGAACAGGCGTTACATATATATTACACCCCTAAGGTTAATTATTTTACACGAGTTGGAATGGGCCACCATTACTGTACGGTTGATTAGGTGGTTGCACCGACGGTTCTGTTGACGTAGTTGGTGGTGGTAGAGTAGGTGGGTCACCCTTTACTACATATGGTTTAGGTCTACCTCTTTTAGTTGAATCAGATCCACTACCACCATCCGAGCATGGAGGACAGTCAGTGGTTGGCCCAGTAGGTGGATTAGTGGTTGACCCAGTAGGTGGATTAGTGGTTGACCCAGTAGGTGGATTAGTGGTTGACCCAGTAGGTGACAATGTAGGCTCAGGTGGCGGTGGCGGCGGCGGATCAGGAGGCCCGTCACACTCAGGACAGAGAGTAGTTGATGTAGTTGGATTAGGTGATGTAGTTGGATTAGGCTTACCGCCACAGCATTTATATTTTTTGAGAATAAACTCATTACGACCAGGCCCGACATAAGTTATTGGCTCGGCAGCGACGTCTCCGGACGGGTGGCCAGTATCACCTGTTATAAAATAACTACAACCTGTTACTTTCTTAGTTGGAACATGTATAATATCCATACCATACATTGTAGAGGTATCAATGTCTGGATTACCATTGACAGTGTCTGACAGACAACCAAGTTGAAACTTATGCCTATAGCTAGCGCCAGTTAAATGTGGAGTTACAATAGTTTCGACAGCTGCATTGGGTGATTTACGGAGGTCGATGAATTTATAGTTTGGATCAGTACAAGTAAACGATACTATATCGTCTACGAAATAATCTATTGTTTCACCTTCATTAAGACACTCTATGTTTCTTTTGTCTGTTGTAACCGGTCCAGAACTAAAAAGCAGAATGCTCTTACAACCACAACCACCACCGCCTCCAGGTGGTTTACCACCACCGCCTCCAGGTGGTTTACCACCATCGCCGCCCGGTGGTGGTGTCGGAGGTGGTGGTGGCTCAGGTTTTTTACAAGAAGCTTGACATTCTGCTTTCGTTTTAAACTTACCATCTCTTCTACTTAGACAGTTAAAGTTAACACATGAATACTTACGATCATTAAATACAAATGGAGGTAGTGTAGCTGGAGGAGGTAAAGTAGTGCTAGTAGCTGGAGGTAAAGTAGTTGGAGGTGAAGTAGTGCTAGTACCTGGAGGTAAAGTAGGTGGTGGTGAAGTAGTGCTAGTACCTGGAGGACCTGGAGGTAGTGAAGTAGTGCTAGCAGATGCAGGTAATGTAGTGCTAGTAGCAGATACAGGTAAAGTAGTTGTAAGTACTTTAATAAACTCAGTGTTATATCTAACACTAGTATTTGACTGTACATTAAGAACTGGTACATTGCTAATTACAGGCGTAGCAGATATATAGAAAAAATCTGTACCCATATATTTCTTAGTAAGTTCACGTTTATCATCAAATACATCATCTACTTCTTGTAAAATTCGATCAGTAGTTGATAAGCCTGCAAATACTTTAGATACTAATTCTGTATTACTCTTGAGAAATATATCTTCATTGTAATCTCTATCATACAAACCATAAACGCTCTGATCAGGTTGTTTGTTAAAGTAGCCTGTCTCAGCATCATATAATGGATCAACGTTAACGTTAAGCTTACTCGCTATTGTATCAATATCTGATACAATTGTTTGATTAGCATTATTAGCAAGAAACTCTATTATCCTCTCTTTAATAGAACTTACAAAGCCTTTAGATGAAGCTTTATACTTTTTTCTTATAGGCTCTAGCTTAACCTCTTCACGCTTATCACGGTAATAGTCAGCTATAGATTTAATCTTAGCTGCAATAAATTTTGTAGCTACATCAAGATCATAGGGATCGGAATAATCTATGTTAGATAAAAACTTATTCTCAGCTGCACTATTGTAGTTAAGAGTTAAGTCTTTAACAAATGAACGATAACCTTCTACAATTAAGATATCAGAAGTAGAGGTCTTCTTATTCTTAAAATTATTCCATGTAGTAATATAATGATTATAATAAGTGGTAACGTTATTTGAATTAACTAAGTTAGCAACTGTCTTAATAAACTCTAACAAACTAAACGGACTAGTACCATCCTTAGCAAAACGTCTATCGACATTCACATTTGTAATAGAGAAAGGAACTGGTGGAAACCCTAGTGTGAGCATTAAAGTTATTTAGTTTGTATTGAGAGAAAGCGACTGATATAGTGTATCAAGTATAATTGTATTGTATACATTATCATTAGTACTCGGTGTTACGTTTGTAAGATTCATATCTAACACACCACCAATGTATTTATCATCATATACATTAACAAACGTATAGAACTCATAAAAAGTATCAATATTAGCTGACGTAAAGTTCTGAGGTAATATCAACGGCCATCCCCATGTATTGTTATAGTCTTTTATAAAATACACTCCTTCAGTTAGTATATCATCATTACTCTCAGTTAATAAAGATAAACTCGATTCAGTATCAAGTGTTGGAGACGTAATAACACCCTGTAATGGTTGGTATGTGTTTAGTAAGATGTATTTTCTACTAAATTTTTCATACGCTACAATGTTATCTGTAGGTGACACTACGTATGTGTATGGGTCTATTTTAGTACCGAGATTTCTGCCGTATATGTCGTTTGTTGTTCTACCTAGACTATTAAAATTCTCAGCAAACTTATTCTGAATACCAAACAACTTACTATCCTTTATAGATAGTAAGCTAACTAAGCGTTGTATCTTGTTAGGGAAGTTAGCTAGATTTTGATCGAAAATTGTATTTGAATTATCTAGCATCTGACTCATAGATAATAATCTTATAATTTCAGCCGTGTCAATATTAGTAGTGTTATCAACAAAATTAGATATTCTTTCATTTATCTTCTTACTTAATGCTTCAATATCTGAGTTTGCATCGCCAAATATACTTCCAAGGAAATCACCGAAGAATATTTCCTTATCAAGTAGAGTTTCTTGAAATCTCAAACTCTTATACATTGCCTCACCGTCGAAGTCTTCACCTTTTTTGTAGAGTTTAAAATAATCGTATGGGTATATATCAAATGTATTAGATAAACCATTAAAAGATCCATTAATTGAAGTTCCACTTATTGTTTTAATTGAAGTAGCTATAGCACTTAAAGCAACACCTGTTAGTGGTTCAGTTAAATCACTTGTATATTCGAGGTAGCCTCTAAAATAACCACCAGATGACAGTGCTGTTAGTGTACTTTGTAAGCTACTAATAACATATGTCGTTGTGCTTAGTGCATCGCCATTTTTAACTAAGTTAACTTGAATTTGATTAGAACTTAACCCATTTAAGGTGAGTGGGTTAACATTCTTAATAGTATTGTTATTACTATCCTTTAACTTAATAACAAAATGTATTTTTGAGTTATTAAACTTAGTAGTATTGATGTTAAATGTTGAAAGAGGTTCACTATCACCATCAACGCCATTAGACGTAATTGAAAGTTTAGATATGTCACTATTCTCAACTACAGCTCCTGAAAGAGTTACGTTAAGTGGATTATTAATATTACCATACTGTCTACTTAAAACTAAATTAAACTTGTTAGTAGGTAAGTCATCTCGGTAATAGTACGTACCTATACCAGAAAAACCTACGATAATAGAACTATTATCACCCGTAAGTGATTGTTGAAGTGCATTGTTAGTTAATTTTACATATATTGCAGTTAAAGGTAAGCTAATAGAATTAGCTTCTACTAATTCGTAGCTATTACTTGAAGGTATAAAGTTCTTAGTTAATAAAGAGTTGTAACGCTTGAGGTGGTTATACTTATATGGTTCAAATTCTGAGTAGCTAGTTGATTTTGAGCCTGATACTGTATAATTTATTGTTGAATTAGTGTAATAGTATGGTAAGGTTTGAGTTATTTGTATGCTATTAGATAATTTACCACAATTTAATGCTAAGTTAAAAGTGTTTATTTTAAAAGTATCTTCAATATAATCTTTAATGATTACTGTTTTAGATATACTAGCAAGGTTTGCTTGATTAAACTTATCATAAACAAATAATTTTACTGCATAAGCGCCTGGAGTACTGTATATATGTGTAGGTGATAGTGTAGTAGAGCTTTGTGTATCACCAAAATCCCAGACTACACGTACACTTTCACCAAAGCTAGACGGTATAATGGGTACAAACGTCAGTGGTGTAATAGATAGACAGTAAGATGATAACGATGTAGTGTTATTTTGATAGTCTACAACGTTAAAATCCGCATATGTTGAATTTATATTACTCATCTACAACTTCTATAAAGTTAGTTATCGTCTCTGGTGAATTAAAATATGGGAATTTAAAAAATGGTAGTGTAGTATCTTGATTCATAACTACAATATCATCTGTTGCATAAATAGGATTCCAAACAATGAAAGAAATACCTTGGAATGTTACATTTTCTGCAGTATTAACAGTTTTAACAGAACGAACACCCATAACACTTAAGATTTGTGAAGTAAGTGAGCGTATACTGACGTTCTGACCAAGATTGTTATTCTTTAAGTCAAAGAAACTTGTAATAATGCCTGCAACACGATTTTTTAATGTATCTTTTTGTACCTTATTAGATGCCTCACGAACAACAACTAATTTACAACTGTCTGCTATGCTTGGTGTAACGATCTGCTGATTAGTAATGCCAAACTTAAATGTTACATATACAGGATCACGAGGTACTATCTCCATACCTACTACCTTCTTACTTTGAGCCATGTCAACAATAAGATTCTTGAACGATGTTGGTACATAGTTAAGTGTATTGTTGCTTGCTATACTAAACTTAGGTACACAGAACACATTAACATTGTTAAAATCACAGCTATCTGCAAAATTAACTTGGTTAATTAATACTCTGTTTACTTTAGTCGGATCAACACTAATATCGTAGAAGTACTTCACATAAGAATCAATAAATTCTTTGTTAGAAGCTACATATACCGATTGAGCTATGTTTGATAGCTCTTTTTCGAAGAAAGATGTAAAGTCTTCTGTTGTTACTAAACGTTGATTAGAAGATACAAATTTTGGAACATTATTTCTTATGTCATCAACCGATTCTGAATTACTTATGAAAGTAGAATCAGTAAGATTGTTAAATGTTATGTCAGCACTAACTGTATTAGTAACAAGAGTTGAGTCTTCAGTTGTTATTTGAGAGTATATTGTTTCAAATAGAGCTGTAGAATATGTAAAGATCTTATTACCATTCAAAGTGTTAGCAGAAATTAATCCATTAACATTATCACTAAGAATATAGTATATAACTACTTCATCACCTTCTTCTAATCGTCTTCCGAAAATACCATTACCAAATTTTACTTCGTAATTGCCATTCTCGTTAATTCTTAAGTCGTATACACGACTACCACTATCAGAAAGATATAGGTTATCAACTTCAAGATATTCTTTATATGTACCGCTGTTTTTTTCTTTTACATATACAGCTATAGTACCGCTAGAGATAAACCTTTCTACTTGTTGGTCTACAATGTTTGTTACAACTATTGGGAGTGTTTCATAATTAATACCCGTAGCTGTATATGTTGGATATTGTTGAACTGTACCTTGATATAGTATAGCGTTGTTATTAAGCGCTTCTAACGATTCAGCATTAGCAGTTGTTTTTGAAAAGTTATAATCTTTTAAGAACGTATATTGTATACCATCGGCTAGGAAGTATGAAAATCGTCTAATGTAGTAATTACCTACTGCTAGACCTGTACCGCCAGTTGCGTTAATTGAACATATAGAAGTTTGTCTGCCAGTAGGCTTATAACCTATCAGGTTTACAATCTTATTCATATTCTCATATAGAGTAGCTTGAGAAAATGTTGATTCTGAGGCAGTATCATTTAGATAGAAAAGAAGAACATGGTACGAATAAGCAATAATGTCAATTATAGAAGATAGATTGCTTCCCTCATAAACCTGATCAGTAAAAAATTCATTCTTACTCAATCTTGAAATGATATAATCTTTCAAAGAGAGAGCGTCAAACGCTACATAAGCGTCTTGCGGTAGTTTATAATCTGTCAGTTGTTCCTTGATCATAGTTAAATATAGCCTTCACTATTTAATATATTCTTAATAGATACCCCATATATATTTAGCTGTGGAACATCTATTTGTAATGTAATTTCATATAGTTGTTCATCTATATTAGGAATAACAGATACTCTCTTTACAACCACTCTCGGTTCATACTTAGATAGATTGTTAAATATGTCGTCTCTAATAAAGAATGCAGTACTCTCATTTATAGGTTCAAATAAATACATTCTCAAATCTAACCCGAACGTAGGGTTGAGAATTTTCTGACCAGGTGATGTAGTAAATACAGTAACTATACTATTTGTAACAGCTTGTAGGTCAAATATACTATCAACATCACTCAAGAATGTTGTATTATTGATAGCACGAGTATATGTTCGTTTTTTAGTTAAGTCGAGCTGTAGATCTTTATACAGATAGTTATTACCTAACGAAGCGTCTTCGAGAGGTGTAGTTTCAATATCAGTAAGCTTTAACTTCACATAAATATTTAGTCATAAGTTAAAGCATAGTGTGGCTCAACTTTTATTCACCCACTCAGCTAACCATTTTAGTAGTGCTAATTGAGAGGATTCAGTTACATTTATATGTAACGCTTTAAGATACTTTTTAGCTTTTTCAACAGAAGAAGAGCAGCCTACTTTTTTACCTGTATCTCTACGATACACGCATTTTCCTTTACGAGTGTATGGCATAATATTATTGTTTTGCTTTGGTGTGTAGATATAGTATTCTAGCCTTACTGAGGTTATTTCTATGTTCTTCAGAGAATTTTATACCTTTCCTACCTTCACTTATTTTACGTTTAGTTTCTTCTGTTTTTTTGGTTTTTGCCTTTACAAACCTTTTTTCAACTTTATGTTTATTATCACATATTTCTTCCCATGTTTTACCCTTTATTCTATTTCTCAAATCCTCTCTTTTTTTTGCAGCATATTCAGGTCCGTAAATTTCTTCCCATGTTTTACCCTTATTACTATGACTACCACCTTTAATTCTTCTAAATTGAGGGTGAGGTATAGATTGATTGTAATATACATCACTTTCTAGTACATTGTTTAATTCTAGGTGATAAATCTCTCTACGCTGCAACTCTTCTAGAGTATCACATTCTTCGAGTATTTCTCTTTTAAAATTGTCTATTCCAAATATATCAATATCACTCTTTAACGATCGACTACTACCCATATATTGTTCCCACCCCTTCGAATAAACTTTAAATCCTATATATTTCTTATTATTAATTAAGTTTGTTATTTCATAAATAAAACCATATTTCATATACAATTTATTTATGTAAAGCATATATATTTCATGTAGTTTTTATCACCAGTCATTGCATGCTGCTGCTCTAGGTGTACCCGGTTTAGCAGATGAACATTTATGCCTTGCTCTAAATGACTTTTTACGTTTTGTATTACCTGATTTACCAGTTACACGTACGCCAGCTTGACCCCAGTGTATTCTTTTGTAAGATCCATCTGATTGCTTAGCACATTTCATCCACTTCTTGCCCTTTCTTGTACTGTGAGCTTTTTTGGTTGGGCCTGTACATCTTGAGCCTTCTTTCTCAAGAAGTATTTCTTCCACTAATAAATCGAACTCCATGTTAATATTTAGGTTATTACGTAGGAATATTATAAAATAGACTAAATAATATTAATATGGCATCAAAGAAATATCTTACGCTAGTTGAGTCGTATCTTCGTAGACATGAGAGAGGTGGATTTCTCGTTGGAGATGTATTCAAGTTTGGTAAAACTTTTAAATCAACAGAAGGTTATAAGAAGTTAGGAATTAACACTCGTGACATGATTGATCAAATGATTGATTCCGGTCTACATGTTCGTGTTGTTGGTATTAAAGACTCTACATCGCCGAGATATCCTGGTAACCCACAAACATCATCTAGTGATGTTGAGCTCACGCTTGCTCTCGACAACGGCGGTGGTAGATATTCCCACTATGTTAGTGTTCTACCTGAGTTAGGTACTCCAGAAACATATTACCCTAACCTACCACCAATTCCTGATGCTATCACCCGTAAATCTAAGGTGAATATTAAACCAGAAGAGTACGAAAAGCAAGATAATATCACTAATAAGACTGATAGAGGTACTGGTCAGTATAAGGATACTGAAATTTCTTTACCTACAAACAATACAACATTACCAGGTCACAAAGCTCCTGCACCTATGCAAGCTGGTGCCTCTGGCACTCACATGTATCTAAAAGATATTGAAAAATACTAATATGAAATTTAAGAAACAAGATCAAGAAATGCTAGCAGAAGCATATAAAGGTATATACTCCGAATCACATGACGGCTGGCCTCGTAATCCACATGCTACTGTTTTTGAAGATCGTATGTTCGACAAGATATATGATTTAATATTTAAAATGAAAGGTAGTACTTGGGATGAAGTTAAGCAAGCTATCAGTGATCAATTAGATGTGAGATTAGATAATATGTATGGTTCACCATTAGAAGCTCGTATCGCTAAAGTTTATGACAGAGTTAACGATGGAGCACTTAAGCGTGTAGGTGTAGATATGGACGAAGTTGAATCCCGTATAGGCCATTAACTTAAATACGCTCAAGTGCAATCCAACACGCAAATGAATTAATTTCGTGGTCCAAAACAAAAGCACTTTTATAGAGATGATCTGCTATTACAGCGATCATCTCTTTTTTCTTTATATCAGGTAACTCTTGCGTATAGATATAGTTCAAGAACTCACGTAGTAGGTTATCGTAGTCACCGTAGAACCTATCTTCACTCTCAATCAAATACTTTCTAAGCGCAATTACATCTTTCGCTTTGATTTTTTCGAATATAGCAGACAAGATAGTGTTATCAGTGCTAATGCTGCTAATGCAGAGCTTATTATCGATGCAGTGTTTTTGGATTTCATTGATTGTCTTGCGAAGGTCAGGGAAGTTAGCTTTTACTAGTTCAACAAACCGCTTCTTCTGTTCATCATCTATTTCAATACCTTCTTTCTTAAGAATACTGTAACAATGTCTTACCCCTGCTTCTAGCGTGGGTTTGATATCAAGAAACTGACATCTCGACTGTAGTGCGGGAATGATCTTGTGCTTGTAATTAGCAGTTAAGATAAACCGAGTATACTTCGCAAAAGACTCCATAGTATTACGAAGAGCAGCTTGTGCTTGTGCAGTAATACCATCAGCCTCGTCAAGAATAACTACCTTGATACCACCGTCAAAAGACTTCGTCTGAGCGAAGTTTGTTACTTTATGTCTAATTGTATCAATACCCGACTCATCAGACGCGTTAATGTAAATATAATTACACTTTAGAATGTCATTGACGATAATTCGTGACAGAGTTGACTTACCAGTTCCAGGTGTACCTACAAATAGTAGGTTTGGAATCTCTTCATCAAACTCTTGTATAGTCTTTCGAACCGTATCAGTCAGGATGAGATCATCCAACTTCTGCGGTCTATATTTTTCTGCCCATATCCCTTTTAGATCTAACATACGATTATTGTCCAGAAGATCCGAAGCCTTTATCTCCCCTGCCAGTTGATGTAGCAGTGTCAGCTTCAGAAATATCAACACTGTAATTAACATACACAACAAACTGCGCAATCCTATCACCTGCATTAACTTGATAATCTACATTTGAAAAATTTCTAAGAAGGATACCTGCATTTCCACGAAATCCACAGTCAATAATACCAGCATGTGGTGTGATACCATATCTAAAACCTAATCCAGATCTTCCCTCTATCTTAACCCAGTAACCTGGTGTAATATCAGCAAACTCTAAACCAACATCAACAACAGCGCTACCACCAGCAGGTATTACCTTCGATTCAACACTATAGACGTCGAACCCAGTATCATCTGGATGATTCTTTGTTGGTAGTTTGGCATCAGGATGAACTCTTTTGAATTTAAGTCTAGCGTCTACGCGGCGAGCAGGTTGAAAGGTAAGACCTGTATCTGAATTTACAGTTAAATCTGTAATTGTTCCTGATGTGTATGTAAAAGTATCATTACTCATATAATGATAATAATATATTGATCTATAGAAATCAAGAATAAATATAGCTGATGGAAGATAATTTAGATTTTGCAGTTAACGATATTATATCGCAACTAAAACACACAACATCTCTATCTAGAGTTGAGCCAACAGAAGATCTTAGTAAAGAAAAATTAGAAGAATTCATTATTAAAAATTCTGGAAAGCTAATAACCAAAACTCTAGGTATAGTAGATGATGTTCAAGCGTATATCTCCTCAGCTCCTGATTCCAAGGATGTTATAGCTCTTGCTGAGTTACTTAAAGCGGCGTCTGCTTCAATGGAAGCACTCAATAAAGTATATACATCTATTGAGAAGAATAAGACTACGAAAGAAGTTAAGCAAATGGATATTAATTCAAAAGAAAGAATTAATACTCAAGACAATACAGTGATCTTACTTTCTAGAAAAGAAGTCATGCAGGAGTTAATAAATCGAAGTGAAGGTGCAATTGATGTTTAACTCTTTGTAATAGGTTCTGCTTTAATTTTTGCAATTCCACCTAATTGACCTTCTACTGTGTGTAGCTTTAGCTTTATATCTTTAGCTGAATTTTTAATTACTAGTGTACCTTCTCTAACCTTGTCGCTTTCAAAGGTATTACCAGTTAAATCTGTTTCAATAATAACAGACTTTTGCTCTTGTTTACCTGTATCTAGGTTAGTTTCGGTGTAATCTAACTTTCTCTTAACTTTAGTATTCGTAGTTACGTTCGCAGATACAAATAGATTATAATTTCTCTTTGCAGCATACATTCTATAATCTTCATCACCTATAAAAGCTTTAACTTTAGATTGGATAGGTACATTTAAATTCTTAAATGTAGATAGTGTTTCAGTATCACTAACGACATAGCTGCCATGTGGTGTTTTGTTATAGTTACCAGCTACTTCGAGCTGTATTCTTTGAGCACCATTAGTATCATAACGTAAAGTTGACTCATAACCGAAAGTAAACATACTATTTGTAACAAGTACAGACTCGCTCACAATTTCAAGCATGAAAGGAGGCATTTTTGACACAGTTAATGTGTCAATATTTGTGAGCGGTGTTAAAAAGCTAACAATCGGTATATTTATCTGAGATACATTTGTGTTACCAATTAATCCTAGTGTGTCTGGTGTCAACTTCCAATATTTCTTTGTTGTACCATCTTCATTAACAATGTAAGCTGACACATATAGCTTTAGAGGTCCATTTGTTAATTGCTTTGTGTAGTAGTATATGCTATACTCGTCAATATTCTTACCTTCTTTATCAAGTAAATCTATAAATGACTTTAATTGATTTGTACCTAATTGCATGATGCTCTTGAAGGACTCCATGCAATCTAAATCTACAGCTTTAAAGTCACCTAATGCAGATAGGTTAACAACTAACGAACTCACTTGTTGAGTTGTTGTTTCTACTGCTCTTAGTCGTTCTACTTTCTTATCCATTTATTTTTTTTCTTTTTTCGGACCAGCGTATGTTTTTATACAGAATATTTCGTTTCTATATGTATTACTTATTTTGACATGTCTTACCGAAGTAACAAACCATCTACCTATAAGCTTCTTATCACTTTCTGCCCCGGTATAGTTACTTTTGAAAATATCAATAAATGTACCTGGCTTACGGCCTGTATCTCCTACCACATTTATAGTTAACTGCATATTTAAAAGTGTTAAATTGCTCATCATCTCAGCCTCAATAATTTTAGCACTATCATATGTACTAAACGGTAGTCGAATTACTTTGAATCCTTGACTTGTTTTAATTTCGTTTAAATTTAAAAATCCCTCAACTTGACCAGCGGTATTCTTAAAAATATCAACAAACTTTGTTTTCCATTTTTCCTTTATATCAGATATACGTATCTCTACTAGCTCACTCTCACCTAATATATTATTATACCCTGATACAAGTGTATTCATAAAAAAATTGTCGGTAATCTGTGTAGCTGGAGATGTTAAACTATTACTAATGATAGAACTAGTATATAGTTTTTGTGGAGCCGTAGCTTCCGAGTTGTTCGGATTTGATCTTGAAGTTTCCCCAGAAGCAACATCATCTGCTGTAAATGTTTCAGTAACTAGTTTTTTATTATCTTTAAATAGCTGACTTAAAATCTGCATATTATACCCCTTTTCACTTTTACGTAAAAACCCTTTAACAGCTGTATCACCGTCAATATAGTAGTAGTACTGTAGTAGATAATAAAGTAAATCTAGATATCTAAACGATAATCCTGGGAATAAAAACTCAGGATTATCTTTGATAATAAAATTACCTGGCTCGATTGTGTCAACTTTTAAATTTAACTGCTTAAAAATATCTGATATAACTTCACCAGCATTACCTCTACAACGCTTCCCGTATGGGAATATAGCTTTCAAGGTATAAGAGTCTTTTGAGGTGATTATATATGATTTTTTATTAAGAGCTGATGTTTTATCATCAATAAAGTTTTGCTCTGCAACAACAACGAATTCTTCCTCTATAAATTTGGTTTTATCAGCTACAAGAACTAGTTTAATTTTAACTATATCAGTACCATCACCTTTAAGTAAAAAGGACGATTCAATGAAATTATACGGGTTGGCAATGAGAATAGAACCATCAACAAATGGATCAAAGAAATTATCAGTTAAATCAAAACCTTGTACGGCAGAATCAGTAAATCTTACCTCACCGTCTGCATTCGATAACATATACTCATATTCATATTTGGTACCGTTAATTTCAGTAATGTCTGCCATTGAAAACTATTAATTTTGTTATTTGATTAAATATTATACCTAAATACTGTGGCAATACATACTTAAGCTGTGTTCCAGCTGGTGCTGTAAAAATATTACCGTTGATTGTATCTTTATTTATCAAATATATTACCCACCATAGTCTAATATCTCGATAAATGTTGTACGAGATAGTTGTATATGGTAATATACTCGGTGTTGTATATAAACTAATTATATTTGAATTAATAATATCTGGAAACTGAATCTTTTTTAGTATATTATAATAATAAAATGACTTATCACTATTTAAGGTTTCATATACTTTAAATATTCTTTCGTAATTTTCAAGATCGAGTTTCTTAAGCTCGTCAATATTGTTTTGATATTCACCGAGTAGATTCATCTTTAAATTCTTCCTGTTGATAATATTTATCGAAATTGCTTGGTTCGGTGTAAAGTGGTGTAAATGTGAGTAAGACGTTATAGCCTTCTGGTATTAGTTTTCCGTTAATATAACGTCTCATACCTAACATACTAACAGAAACATTACATGAAGCCCACCGAATAGCTCTATAACCGGGTATTATCACGCTCCATAATTTAGGTGGAGTAACAAGCAGTGCAAATTTGTCATCTCGTTTAAACCTGTTATCATTAATGAGGTCACGGACTAATTTGTAATTGTCTTCTGCATCGCCCTCATTTTCTGTATTAATGAGATTAAAACTAACACTTACCCCGCCTTCGTCTTGATTATATTGGTAAAATTTAGGAGGTTCAAATAAAGCACCAGGTTTATTTTGTGCCATAGCATTTACCTGTCCCATTAAATTAATGCCATTACCTGCAAGATCCTTTACTTTACCAACATAATCAGTACCTGTATTAGACCCGTTTGTTGAGCCGACGTATGAATCACCCCAACTGTTATTAAAGTTACGTAATTCATCCCCAAAAAATGGAAAAACATACCGTTCTTGATCAGTAGTCTGATGCAACCCACCATAATACTCCAACGGATTTACACTTGCTCCTACCCCGGCTTTGGCAATAGTGAAGTATGCTTCAATAGTGTTGAAGATTGCGTTTGTATCAGTAGTATACGCAGTAGCAAAAACCCTCGGAGCCTCTTTTATGTAGCTACCGGTCGTAGTTGTCCATTTATATGATTCAACAATATTTTTCATGATTGGTGTATTTTAAGCGTAAGATGGGCTTAGGCTATAAGGTGATGAGTTATACATTGATCTGCCGTCTTGTCTTGAGTTACTAAATGCATTATCAGTGCTAACACTATTATACGAGTTGTCGTTAGATGGTGCAGATACTGACACAGGCTTCTGTTTTCTCATAACAGTAAGTTGTTCTTTCGAAGTTGTAAGCAATTGAACTAAAAGCTGATTTTGTATCTGAATAAGCTTTGTTTGTTCAGCTAATTCAGGATTTTGCTGATTAACTGAATCGCGGTTATTTGCAGATAACTGCATTGAAGATTGTTGGCTATTGTCAAGAGAGCGGTTTACTGTATTATTTACAGCCCCCCAGATATTTTTAGCAAAACCTTTTAACATTTCACTATTAGCGACTACTGCGTCATAACCCCTTTTCCCTATATTCTTAGCAGCATCAAGTACTTTTACAGATGTTGATTTAATACCGTTAGCAGCGTATATGGCCTGTGTTTTAGCAGCATCAAGTACTTTTACAGATGTTGATTTAATACCGTTAGCAGCGTAT